AGAGAGTCCATATGAGAAGTCAATCGAAGGATTAAACTTGCCACAAGGGTGAACTTCAACGAAGGCAGACCGGCCAACAAATCTTGCCATCACAGGGTGATGACTTTTCTAGATTAAGAGATGTTGGCCCAGTAAGCCCGGGACAAAGCGAGGTAAGCACTTGTTCAGCGCGGCTCCTTTACGCCGTCAGCGAGGTCGTTAAGAGGACACAGGCACTTTAAGCTACAGACTGTCCTCTTTCAAGAGACTAGAGGATTGCTGACTGGTAGGAAGGAGGTCGAGACAAGTTTTGGATGAAGTTCGCTACTGCAAATGAATGGGTAAACGAAGACACCCTACCTCTAGATCGCAGGTACGTGGCTCAAATAGTTAGTATAAGAGCGAGTATAGAACGACGTCCAGGTCAGGGAAGACCCAACGACGAAGTTAGATAAAAACTTGACAGGCCCGCGCACGATATCACACTCCACATAGGTCGACAACTTCTTAAGTATGTACAATCCTTGCACATAGATGAAGATGAAGACAAGTTGGACGGGAGGTTCATCGCGAGCGTTCGCAATTGCATTACAGAGTTTTATCGTGTTACGTACACAGTTGTTTCTGCGATCTAAGTCTAGTTTTCTACAGCCGTAAGCCACCTTCTAAAAGATGCCCCTAATAAGGTCGGTAAGTTCACCGCCTTGGAAACAGAGGAGTTGTACCACAACACTCTATTAAAAGCGAGGGACGAAGGTGCGTATTTGGCCTGCCGCTATACTAGAAACGGCTTCCAGAGAGGGATTAATGAAGTCCAAGGGGAAGTTAAAAAGGTCGGTGCCATGGCGAAGGAATTACACAGCATGTATAGGGATGTAAACAGTTCTGAAGCGAACTGCAGGAAAAGCGTCCACTCTTTCGTGTCAGAATTACGAGCTATTATTGAAAACAACTTTAATCTAACTGTCAGAGGACACAAAGTCACTCGAGCCAGCGTTGGCGCTGGGCGGGCGCGGGCCTAAGTGAATCCTGCGTTCCGTATCATCTCCTAGTAAGAGCTCGAAGCACTAAATCTCCTCATGAGTTGGGTCACGAGGTCCTTAAAAGGGTTAGGCTAACACTATCAAGTCTCTAGAATCTCTTGGTAAAGATTCTTGCTGTCGTGGTCATCCATTAGTGGTGCTATGACGGTCCCTGTTGAAGGAGATCTCGACATTACCGGTATGGTATAGGCTGCTTATGAGAAGCATGCCGAATCTCTCGCACCTGACCTTGAAGCTACGCAGTTACGGGATCCGCAAAACGTCACGCGGGACCCGTCTGTCTGGAAAAGGTATGGCGATCTTAGTTCGCCATCTACCCTTCCGAAATATCACCCGAGATATAACCACATTCACGAGCAAGCCCTCTTCGAGGCTCACCGAGCTAGAGATGCACTGTATATCGAGATGCAAACGAGAAGAGACCATTTAAGGCGCCCCATAATCAGGAGTTTACTCCGAGTAAGATATCAGTCCCTGCGAAGTAGAATTCGCACGGGTCCTCATCTTTTCGTCGGAACTAATGTGCTGACACGGGCTGCTGTCTCATTTGGTAGTGGGTGTGTGCTAAGTAGTCTTAAGTGTGAAGAAATGAATCACGCTAAGTGCTCCTACTTGCAGATGTTGCTGCGTAACCTCCCTGATGTACTTTCGAGCTGCTTGGCTCCTTAATACTACATCAATCGCTTCATTTTTGGAATTTTAGAGACTGGCACCTCTCCACGCCATCTCTTTAAGGCTCCACGAAGGGAAGCCGAGGACGCATTCGATCGCAAATTGGATAGGATCCGTAAGTGGTCTGAAAGTATCTGTCGAAAGAACAGGGCACATATCATTTCTGCATTCAAGACCTAGAATGTCCTACCTTACTCGTCAAAAGCTAACACGCTATAGGGTAGAGGTTCTGAAGTAGCTGGACTTGAAACTTATATCCAGCACTTGAAAGAGTAAATATCTCTAGAACCTGTGACCGAGACTGGTAAGAGGATTCTCTATTCGCCTGAGGCAAAGGAAGAACTGTATGCTAGAGTCCTTCCTGATCTTGCTCTGGACGATGCAATCAAATGGATGAAGGGAGAAGAAGGTTGCGTCGGGACTAGTAAGAACCCGCTGACTGATCCTTTACAATTCGAAGACGTAGAGGAGCTGCGACACCAGGGAAGAACACGGCCTATCAACTTGGCCATGCACGTTCCTTCGGAAGGAAACAAATTCCGTATGGTAACGATGTCACACCCTGGTCTCCATGTAAAAGGCGACACCATATTCGGGAAAATGATGCATTTCTTGAAGGGCTTAGATGCCACGAAAACCGTCCTATAGGGAGAAAAGGAAAAGGCAGTTCTCGAGCTTGCAGAAGCCGGGGCTGAGGGTTCTTCAGATAAGGGCTAGCCTCATTCGGTTGGCTTTGTGAGGAACGGCGTTCCTGTTATAGACGAGCGGCAGAGGCTCCACCTTCTGTCAGCGGACCTTACAGCGGCAACAGATCTGATTGATTTCTCTGTAGCTGAAGCACTTTGGTATGGCTTCACTAAGATGAAAGATAAGAAGAATCAACCGATTCTTTCAAGATCAGACCTTCTTTGCCTTTAGTTGCTGTTAGGCCCGCAGACTATTGCAGTTGACAGAGGTGACTTTTCAGCTAATGTCTATGACACAAACCGCGGTATTCTGATGGGTATGAAACTCTCATGGGTTACTCTCAATCTCTTCCACCTCTTCGCAGTGTCTGCATCGACAGTGCGTAATCTCGACGATCGTGTCGACTTCGAGAGGTAGCAATTTAGGCATGCACGGATCATGGGCGACGACTTGCTCATGCTGTGCACAAAAGCCAGGAGAGAGAGGTACGAGGAGGAAATGCAATCCCTTG